GTAACCCCGCAAAACACAGAAAACTAGCAATTTTGGCTCCACGAGGCAGTGGTAAGTCTTATGCTCTCTCTGTTGCAGTGTGTATCTACATGTTTTTTAAGAGATTTAGGGATTTAATATTCGTATTGGCTCCATCTGAGGACCAAGCAGCATTAATCTTTAACTATTGTTATAGACACTTTGCTGATAATGAGTTCTTGGGGAGCTTAATTGACCATTATAGATTCCATAACAAGCCAAATATCACAATGAAGGGAGGTACGGTGCTACGTAGAGCCCCTATTGCTGCTTCTAATCAAGGACAAGCAATACGAGGACAACACCCTACTTTCTTAGTAGTGGATGAGAGCCCATTAATTGATGATAAGCTATTTATTGACAATGTAGAACCTTCCATATTGTCCAATAAGGCTCCATTTATCAACTTGGGAACTCCAAAAAGCAAAGAAAACCACATGTATAGGTATCTTTATGATGAGGATTATGAAGATTCATTTGATAGATTACACTTTACATGGAGAGATGCAGTGAAGAAGGGTAGAGCCTATGCTCCTCCCTATGATGAAGAAGATATGTTACAGAAAATGACAGAGTGGGGAGAGGATTCAGTATATTGGAGAACAGAATATGAGTGCGAGTTCGTCGAATCAACCAGTAATATTTTTAACCCAGAGTTACTTCGCAAATGTTATATTCAACAAGAATTTGCCGAATACGGAACGCCGTATCCAAATTGTGTTGTTGGTGTGGACATTGGTAAGTCTGTCAATTCTACTGTTATCAGTGTTTGGGCTAATGAGAAAGATGATACTGGCAATGTTGCAAGTTTGATATACCTAGAAGAGATAGGACCAAAGACAGGTGGACATGATATACCATTCCAACGTAGTCGTATAATGGACGTTGCGAAGAATTTTGATGCTAAAAGAGTTATTATTGATGCTACAGGTATAGGTGGAGCATTTGAACAAGATTTAAGAGTAGAATGTATACAAGCAGAGATACATTTAATACCATTTATATTTACAGGAGGACCGAAGGGTTCTAAAACACAGGTCTACAGAGACTATGTGTCATACGTACAACAAGGTCAAATTAAGGTGCCAAACCCTAAATACCTACCTCCAGACCAAGCAAAGTTAGTTAATAAATGGTATAAAGAACATGTAAATCTAGAATATGTCATGGATGCTGCTCAAAAAACAGAGAAGATATCAGCACCAGATGGTAAACATGATGACTATTGTGATAGCTCTGTGATAGGTATACACGCTTGTTTAGGTATGTTACCACCCGAATCTTCGTTCGCATCAGTAAAAGTTAACCGTTCTACCCCTCTTCCAAGCAAAAGAGGCTCTGGAGGTATAGTTTTTGGTAAAACTACACGTAATCACAGGGTTAATAAGCCCCGACCCGGTGGAATTTAGCGAAAGCTTTATATACTCCCGCGTATTATATTTATACGATAGCTATGGCTCTAAGAGATTATTGGCCTTTCAATAGGCGGAGTTTCGCAACTAAAGGAACTAATCCACCGTACAACAAGGATAATCCACGCTCCTTCGGAGATGGAGTAATACGCCGGATTCAATTGCAGTCCAATGGCTTCGGCCGTGGTGGTGCTATGAAAGAACCGCAGGTTGGGGATTACCGTACGTATATGAATGTATATTTGTCGGACCCAATAGTACGAACTCTTATAGATTTGCCATGTCTCTATGCCTCTAAGGACGGATACGACATCGTAACTGACAATGAAGAGGAACGCCAAGCTATCACCCAGCTTTTTGATAAGATAAATTTTGAGCAACTTATATATTCTTGGTTACGTAACGGTAGAATATTCGGTACATCCTATTTAGAATGGACTGGAGACAATTTAGTTTTACGCTCGTCACAGAATTTATATGTTCAGAGGGATGATAATGGACAGATAATGTATTATTATCAAGATTTGGGAGATGACAAGGAGTCGATTAGATTTGAAGAAGACGAAATTATCGAATACAAAAACAATCCATTTGATGATTATGCCTATGGTTTATCTGATATACATCCTATCCTTTATCTCATTGACCTTAAAGATTATGCAGAGCGCGACATCGGTGCGGCTCTTAATAAATACGCTAATAGTCGTTTCGATATTAGTGCTGGTCTACCTGATATGCCTTATGGACCGGACAAGATTAACGAAATAGTATCTGCATTTAATGGATTAGAGCCGGGTGAAGATATCATTCACGGTAATGATATACAAGTAAAAGAATTACAAGGAACACAAAGAGCATTTGAATATGGTAAGTATACAGATGATATAATGAATAAAATAGCAATAGCTATGAAAGTTCCTATGACAATGTGGGATAAACCTGAACAGGCACGTCCTATATTTGAACCATATGTAAGACATTTACAATCTGCTATCGAAGCATCTATCAATTCACAACTGATGCCTCAAGTAGGTTCTGGAGATGCCTTATTTAGATTCCGTCAAATGAATGTCGATGATGCTTTCTTAAAAGCTAAGACAGATATGATATACCTTTCTGAGGGAGTTCTTTCACCTCAAGAGGTTAGAATGGAAAGAGGTCTAAACCCAGATGGAGTGGTAGAACAGCAAGAAACAGCAAAGAACGCTAACATATCCGGTGGTAAAGACCAAGATAAGACAGAAGAAACAGAGAGAACAGAGAACCGCGCTGGTAATGAACCAAGCGCTAATACTACGGGGGATAGAGAAGAATGAGCGATAATTACGAATACGAGCGCTGTTTGATAGACGTAGCAGCCACACTTAAAAAGCGTGGAACTGATAACTACGAAGAGACTGCGGTAAAAATGTGCCGCATGAGGGTAGATGAAGTCAAGACTGAAAGAAGTTTTGCTATGGATTCTGCCGGGGACCGAGAAAATAAGAGGAGTTTTGCTCCTACTATTGGTGAGATTACAAATACGGATGACTACTTAGAATTCCCAGTAATCGCTATCACGTCGGGACCCCACGACGAAGATGGTGACCAAAAGGTTTTCATAGAACCATCCATCTTGGAAGAAAATTTAAAAGCTTTTGAAACTCTTCCAGTATACTATAATCATCAGAGAACAGACGATGACCTCTTAGGAACGGCTATCAACCCCAAAATCGTCGAACTCGAAGATGGAAAGTCAGCAATTGAAATGTTGGCACGTATACACAAAGAGTCAGCAAAAGCAAGTGAAGTGTTAGAGAAATTGGAGAACGGTAACATGACGCATGTTAGTATAGATTGGTTATCTAAAGACGTAGATGTCTTAGGAGAACCTTTTGCAACTGACATACGCCCTGTAGAGGTGAGCTTCATTGATAATGAGACTCGCACGCCCGTTTGTGAAGCATGTACAATTGGAGAGGAAAAGGAATGTGGTGAACACCGTGAATTCGGTGACAAGGATTCGGATTGTGGCTGTGGTGGCCATGATGATGAATCATGTGCCTGTGAAACACACGGGACAACCAGCGAGGAAATAACTATGGCAGAAGAACAAGTTAAAACAGAAGACTCTGGAGCTGAAACTCTTGTAGAGCGTGAATTCGCAGCTATGAGAACCCAGCTTGAAGAGATGAAAACTTCATACGAAGAATTGAACGCCAAGCACGAAGAAGCCCTCGCTATGATTACCAAATTTGAAGAAGTAGAAACAACTAGAGCAGAAGCAGAAGCAAAAGACTCGAATTGAGTCCTTCGTCAACACAATCATAGGAAAGGAGGCTCTCTTAGGTAAAGTCAACGACGAAACCAAAGAAGCACGTGCTGAGGAACTCACTTCTTGGGATGAGGTTAAGCTTAGAAGGTTTCTCCATCGCAATGGAGTCTATGCCAGTACCAGAAGAATCCGAGAGGACCTTCGGTAAAGGTAAAGCCCACAGTGATGAGGAACAACCAGTAGAAGCAGAAGCAGAAGAAAGCCCACGCATGTTTGCGATGGAAAACGGACGCATCGTTTTTACAGGAGAAGAAAAATAGGTGATGAAATATGGCAGCAGGAATAAACATATTAGTAAATGATGGTGGTGCGCCAGCACGCGTTATGAAGTTAGGAGACGCAGGAGCAGATATAGATGCAGGAACAATTGTTGAATTCAACAGTAGTGGAAACATCGTAGTAGCTTCTGAAGATTTACCTTCATATTTAAACGCAGCAGTTGGTGTACTTTTCGTCGATGCTACAAGTGGAGACCCAGCATCCGTTATAACCGGTAAAGGAGCAGTTGTTTTCTTGAAAGCAACAGGAACCATTGCCGCAGGAGCAGCTCTAGGTCACGACAACGCAGGATTAGCAAAAGCTAAAACCTCGGCAGACGAAAGGTTCGCAATTGCTCTAGAAGCAAAAAGCGCAACACACACAGATTTTGTCAAGGCTCTATTACTATAGGTATAAGGTGAAAAATGGTTACAGCAAAAGAAGGATTAATGACATCCAATCTCAGTTCAACCGCAAACCGAGTACTTGTCGATTACAAGGACGCTATTCAAGACTATAAAGTCACGAATATGCCTGTAATCGCACAGTTCGCAGAGCGATTTACGACAGAGACTGGCGGCGACGTTGATATAACGTTCGCAAAACCTAGCATGGCGCTAGAACAGATAGAAGAAGGAGACACTCCAGCTTATCAACACACTGACTTGAGAAACGAAGAATTTCAGTCAAAGAGTGGGGATTAGCAGTAGGTGTCACCAGACGTATGCTTGAAGACTCAAGATTTTCAGAAATGGAAATGGCTTTGAATGAAGCTAGAAGAGCCGTCGAGCGTCACGTAACACAACACTTTATCTATACAGTTTTCGGTTTATATAAAGCCGAATTCGGTACAGGTGTAAGTGGTGCATCAATAGTTAAGACAGCAACAGAAGCAAACGTTACTACGTTCGCTAACGCTACACACGGTGGATTCTATGGGAAGACCCCAACCACTGGCGGAGACGCAGTACGTATCTATGATTACGGTGAGTACAGTGCAGCAGATTTGGCCGCTTTAGGTCCAAATTCTGGTTCACACTACATCGCATCAGCAGGTGCCGGTGGAGCAACTGGTGACTTAGCATTGGCAGACATAACAGCAGCAATGGAGTTAATTAACTCTAAAGGTGGAACAGCAGATACCATAATGATATCTCCTTCCCACTATAAAACTCTATTGAACTTAGCAGATTTCACTGCACCTTTCACAGGGTCTGATGACCCTCAAAAAGGTGGTTTGGATTACGTCAACGACACATCCGCAAGCGGCCTCGTAGGTCAACTTTACGGATTAAACGTTGTCATGAACCACTACATACCAAAGGGCCGATACGGTGTCTTTGATATGAAAGTGAAACCTGTAGCATATGTCGAGAGACGTGGCTTAACAGTCGAAGAAGCAAACCCCGGATTCGGTATCCAAGGTAGCTACATGACCATGAGATATGGACTAAAAGTTATCAGACCAGAATCAGGTGTTATTGTTATCGGCGAATAAAGCTAACTGTTCAGTACAACTGGTTTAAAATAATTGGTATGGGTGTCACCAATAGACAAAGACACCCAAACTTGAGGACATCACATGGTTAAATACGGATTAGAAAACAACAAACTGTCTGGCAACAAAAAAGCCAAACAACAGCCAATGGTATTAGACGACAGGCTAATTTCTAAACAATATATTAAAAATAAAGTTGATGATAAAGTAGATGATACTGCATTTGGCTCTTCTTGGGATGCAATTACAGATGTAGCACCAAGCAAGAACGCAGTTTATGACCAAATCAATTCTTTAACTACTTTCTCTGACATGTGGGTCGCAAAAGATTCTGATGATGCAGCTTCTAATGTTAGAGCAAAGAAAACAGGTAAATATTCATTCGGTGATGCTAATTTCACTTCTGATTCTACTTGGGAAAAGCTCAATTTGACAGGAAGCTTTAAAATAAATTCTGGTGATATAAAGACAGATGATGATTTCCAAATAGGGCCTGAGAGTGGCTCTGATGATGCCAGAATGACTATGCATAAATCCAATGGAGTTAAATTTGCTTCAAAGGTAGCTATTGGTGGAACTAACCCAAGTGTTCCGTTAGAAGTTAATTTATCTGGTTCTGTCCCTACCTCTACCGACGGTACAGGTGTAATACAAGCAGGAGCAGATGGAGCAGCCAATCTTGGAATTGGTGTAGACAAATTACAGGCAAGAGATGGTAGCGCAGCAGCTGCCGAATTAAAATTAAATACTACTGGTGGAGCAGTAACGATAGGTTCAAGTGGAGCAACTACTACTATTAGTGGAAACTTAGTAGTAGCAGGAACAGCAACTACTACTCTATCCGAAACAGTAAATATTAAAGATTCTAACATATTATTGAATTCTGATTTAGCATCTGATACAGCGCCTTCAGCTGATGCAGGTATTACAGTAGAAAGAGGAAACGCTACAGATGCGCAACTTATTTGGAACGAAAGTGACGATAAGTGGCAATTTAGTAATGGTAGTTCTACTTATGATATGACACACAGTACTCACGCACCATTAACATTAGGTACAAATACAGCTAGTGCTTTATCACTAAGTGGACAAGAACTAGCATTAGGAGATAAGTTTTTACAGATAGCTGGAGATACAGCTACTGGAGCTATGACTTTTGGTGATGCTGGAAATCAGACAGACCAAAGTGGAGCAGGTACTACTATGCTTACTGTATTTGGTGGACCAAACACAGGTAATGCAGCTTTAGTAGTTAATGGACATATCTCTGCGGATACCAAGTCTTTTGATATACCTCATCCTATTAAGAAAGGTAAAAGATTAGTACACGGTACATTAGAAGGACCTGAATTTGGTATGTATCAAAGAGGTACATTAAAATCTAATATAACAATGGAAGAAATACCATTACCAGCGTATTGGGGTAAGTTAGTATCTGATTATACAGTACAACTCACACCACATGGTAATTATAATGTATGGTTAGTGGAGAAACACAAGAATATGTTTGAAATAAAAACTAATTGGGACGCTATAGATGGCCCATGGTCTTGTGAATGGACTGTAATTGGAAGAAGGAATGACTACCCGTTGGAGGTTGAGCAATAATGGCATCAAGTAGAGTAAGAATAGGAGCTCCGGGAGGAGTATTAAATAACGCAGTAATAAGATTTCAAAGAGATTCTGACGATGACGGTGATTTCGATGACATTGATATATTAGCATTTTCTTTAAATGCATCTGATAGCACAGTTACATTAGACAAGTGTGTAATAGATGGAGGGACTTTCGGGTCTTAGATAATGGCAGATAATAGAATTTACCACAAGCGTAGCGCAAAAGGTACAGACGTACCTACTACTGCTGAATTAGAACTAGGAGAGCTAGCAATAAATACATATGATGGTAAACTATTTACTAAAAAGAATGATGGCAGTCCAGCTATTATAGAGTTAGGACAAAAAGGTGGAGCTGGAGATAAAGGACAAAAGGGAGAATTGAATCCCGGACCACAAGGAGATAAAGGTATAAAGGGTGAAGTAGGAGCTCAGGGAGTCGCTGGAGATAAAGGCGCTCAAGGAGCTACAGGAGCTAATGGACCTCAAGGTACACAAGGACCTACAGGAGTTGCAGGTGACAAAGGAGCACAGGGTGCTACAGGAACTACAGGTGGCACAGGACCTACTGGACCTCAAGGAGATAAAGGAGCTCAAGGAGATAAAGGACCTCAGGGTGCACAAGGAACTGCTGGAGACAAAGGTGGAACTGGTGCTCAAGGACCTACAGGTGCGCAAGGACCTCAAGGTGACCAAGGGCAGAAAGGTGAAATTGGAGTAAAAGGTGCTACAGGTGCAGGCGGTACAGCTGGTGACAAAGGAGGAACTGGTGCTCAAGGAGATAAAGGAGCAACTGGAGACCAAGGTGCTCAAGGACCTCAAGGTGCACAAGGAGCTCAAGGTACACAAGGTACTGCTGGAGACAAAGGTGCTACAGGTGGAACAGGACCTACAGGACCACAAGGATTAAAAGGAGCAACTGGTGCTACAGGACCACAAGGAACTGCTGGTTCTGACGGCAGTGCTGGTGCTCAAGGAGATAAAGGTGCTCAAGGAGCGCAAGGAGCTCAAGGTACTGCTGGAGATAAAGGCGCTACAGGAGCTCAAGGACCACAAGGTGATACAGGAGCTGGTGGACCAACTGGACCTCAAGGAGATAAAGGTGCTACAGGAGCTGGTGGACCAACAGGACCAGCAGGAGGCGATGGTAGCGATGGTGATAAAGGAGCTCAAGGTGCTCAAGGAGCGCAAGGTGCTCAAGGTACACAAGGGCCTACAGGAGCAGCAGGAGATAAAGGTGGTACAGGAGCTCAGGGAGACAAAGGTGCAACAGGTGCACAAGGACCACAAGGTGCGCAAGGAACTGCTGGAGACAAAGGTGCTACAGGAGCAGGTGGACCAACTGGACCTCAAGGAGATAAAGGTGCTACAGGTGCTACAGGTGGTACTGGACCACAAGGAGACAAAGGTTCGAAAGGAGAAGCATCATTACCAGCTTCTACTTTCTTAATGCATGTAGATTTAACAGATACTACTACTGCACCATCATCAAACGGAGAGATTGTTTTAAACCATGCTACTTTAGCTAATGTTACACAATTATCTATATACGAAGATGATGAGAGTGGTGGTACATTAGATGCAGTTCTAACTGATATGTTAGTAACTGGTAATAGAATAAAATTAGAAAAGAAAGATGATATAACCAAATGGGTTACTTTCGAAATGACTGGCAATGGTTCTGACCAAGGTGATTACAGAAACGTTGCAGTCTCACATGAGGGCGGGGCAAGTGGTTTAGCTACTTCTTCTTTCTCAGATGAAGATGACGTTTATATGTCCCTTTCAATGAAAGGTGATACAGGACCACAAGGACCTGTCGGACCACAAGGTCCACAAGGTGCTACAGGTCCACAAGGAAGTACAGGACCACAAGGTGCACAAGGAGATAAAGGTGCTACAGGAAGTACAGGACCTCAGGGACCTCAAGGAACTGCTGGAGATAAAGGAGGAACTGGTGCTACAGGACCTCAAGGAAGCACAGGAGCTGACGGTGATAAAGGTGCTCAAGGTGCTCAAGGTGCTCAAGGACCACAAGGTGCTCAGGGAGATAAAGGTGCTACAGGTGCAACTGGACCTCAAGGACCACAAGGTACTGCTGGTGACAAAGGTGGAACAGGAGATACTGGTGCTCAAGGACCTCAGGGAACTGCTGGTGCTAAAGGTGCTACAGGAGCAGCTGGACCAACAGGACCACAAGGACCTCAAGGAACTGCTGGAGATAAAGGTGGTACAGGTGCGCAAGGACCAACTGGAAGCACAGGAGCTGACGGTGATAAAGGTGCTACAGGAGCTACTGGACCTGCTGGACCAACAGGACCACAAGGACCAACAGGAGCTGCTGGTGACAAAGGAGCTACTGGTTCTACAGGACCTACAGGACCTACAGGACCACAAGGACCTCAAGGAGCAGCAGGTGAAAAAGGTGCTACAGGTGCAACTGGACCTCAAGGACCGCAAGGTACTGCTGGTGATAAGGGTGGTACAGGTGCTGCTGGAGATAAAGGTGGTACAGGTGCGCAAGGACCTCAAGGTGCTACAGGTGGAACAGGACCTCAAGGTGCTACAGGACCAGATGGTGCAGCTGGAGAAAAAGGTGCTCAAGGTGCACAAGGACCTCAAGGTTCTCAAGGAGCTAAAGGTGCAACTGGTGCAGCAGGACCACAAGGACCAACAGGAACAGCTGGTGACAAAGGAGGAACTGGAGCGCAAGGACCTACAGGAAGTGCAGGTGCAGATGGTGATAAAGGTGCTCAAGGAGCGCAAGGTGCTCAAGGTGCTCAAGGTGCTACAGGAGCAGCAGGAGATAAAGGTGGTACAGGAGCTACAGGACCACAAGGTGCACAGGGAGACCAAGGTGACAAAGGAGCACAAGGTTCAAAAGGTGCAACTGGTGCTACAGGACCACAAGGACCTATTGGAGATAAAGGTGCAAAAGGAGGAACTGGTGCTCAAGGACCACAAGGAACTACAGGACCACAAGGACCTACAGGTTCGACAGGACCTACAGGACCAACAGGTGCTCAAGGTTCTATTGGTGGTGTTCTTTATACGTTTAGTACAACTACCTCTGATGCTGACCCCGGCACAGGTAAAATTAGATTTAATAATGGTACTATTGGGTCTGTAAGTGAAATATATATAGACTTAGCAGATAAAAATGGTACTGATTTCACAAATTGGATTGATTCATTTGATGATACCAGCAGTGGTACACTCACTGTTAACTCAGCAGATGCTTCAGATTCAACATTCTGTAATTTCACAATTACTGGTGTAACAACAGCTACTGGTTACAGAAAATTAGCAGGTTCAACAATATCAGGTGCATTACCAAGTAATGACGAAGATGTTGTATTAGCTTTCGCTGGAGACGGTGATAAAGGAGCTCAGGGTGCTCAAGGACCGCAAGGTGCTCAAGGACCACAAGGTGCACAAGGTGACAAAGGTGCTACAGGTTCGACGGGACCTACTGGACCTACTGGACCAACGGGACCTCAAGGACCTCAGGGTGCTGCTGGAGATAAAGGTGGTACAGGAGCTCAAGGACCTACAGGAAGTACAGGACCACAAGGTGACAAAGGTGCTGGAGGAGACAAAGGTGCTACAGGAGGTCAAGGACCTCAAGGTGACCAAGGAGCTCAAGGAGCTCAAGGTGC